TGAGCCATCTTTTCTAAGAGTGAAACTCGTCTCCGTAAATCAGTATAACGCCTACTACAAAGACAACTAAAAATCCTAGTAAAAAAGCACCTAATTCTCCCATCAGAATCTATAATTCACTCCCATACCTATATTATATTCTTCCCTTCCAAAATAACTTAATTTATTACCCTCAATAAATACCCCAATATGCTCACTTAGATTAGCTCCAACCAGAGCGCCAATGTCATATTGTATGTCATCTCCAGTATATGATTTCTCTGTCAAACCAACAGATTCTGGAAAAGCATTAACCCATACATGAGAATAATAATTGTCATTCCCAAGATAAAAATCTACTCCTATAGCTAAGCTAGCTTCAGCTTGCCATTCTTTTACTTTGTTATTTTCGTTATACATAACTATTATACCTGGCATATGATATTCATTAAACTCTGCATCAGAATTAGCCACTGCATTACCGTTAGGGTCTTCCCAATAATAATGAGCTCCTTCATAATAATATATCCAGTAACCGTCTTCTGTGTAAGGGTCTGTTTCAATCCATACATAATAGCTATCAATTTCTCCGTTATCATTTAAATCATTTGTAGGTACAAGGTAATCTGTATATCCATATTCATAAGCAAGTTCCCACCAAGGATTTTTATAATCATCATAAGCAGGATGTCCATATATAGGATGCCCTTTAATATTACCACCTAAAGATACTATAGCAGGTCCCATAGCAAGCTTATATCTAAAGTCTACAGAACCAAACTCTAAATCTCTACTTTCCTTATCTAAATACTTAAATTTAGCTACAAAGCTCTTATTTGACCATTTAAGCCAATATTCTTGGTCAATATACTCGTGGCCTTGAGTACGCACAGAACTTGCGGATAAGAGGTATTCTAGGCCTTCTACGGCACCAAACAAAGCATTATCACTTAATTGCGATTCAGCACCTTTGTAAAAGTTTGCTTTTTTCTGATAAGGAAATAAAGCTATTTTTCTAACACCTAGAGTATATTTGTAGTCATCATCTATTTTAGAGTTGCCATTTAAAAAAGGCGTACCCATTGAGCCACTAGTATATAAAGTCGAATTAGTAAAAAAGCCAGCGTAAACAAAAGACACATACGCCACCATAAATAAAAAATTTCTCGCATATTTCATTAAAACCTTCCTCCTGTTTGTTTTCTTTTCTCTAATTGAGAAACTCTTTTTTCAAAAGAATTTAAACTATTAGACAAGTTATCTAACTTTGTCTCTATTACAGATAAGTCAACCTCAGGCATAGTCTTATTTTTTAATTTATTTATCTCTACTTTAATAAATTCTAAATCAGAAGCAAGAGGAGATAACTGTGATGCTAAAGTTTTTATTTCATCAAACGTAACTTTAAACTCTTCAAGTTGATATGTTATGAGCTTAAGGTCTCCATTAGATTCAATAGATTCAACTTTATCCTTTAAGTAACTGTATTCTAATCTGCTTGGACTATTTGCTTCTTTTAAATCATTAATAGAACCCATGATGCTAAAATATGTTGCACATGCAGATACTAATATAGTTGCCATAGTAGCCATGAATTTTAAATCAAACGTGAATTTACTTCCCTCACCTATTTCAGTGGCCATAGTTTTCTCCTCTTTTCCTTTTAACATTTGGCCGTTTAAAGCTTCAGATATTTCATCCACTGTCACGAACCCTTTTTCAATTAGAACTTTACCTATTTGTACTGGCTTATTATAATTTATAGCTTGTTGAGATTGCTCTGCAAGAGCTTCGTTAAGCTGTTTCTTATTAATATAACCTTTGCTTAATAGATAATCTCCTAATTTCATTTTTTCTTTTCTTTGCCAGAACTCTCTTCTTTCTCTTTTAATTCAGCCTCAAGAAACTCAATAGCCCCTTGACACTTAATATAAAGTTCTTTGGCTGCTTGCTGTTGTTGCTTTATGTTATCTATCTTTTCATTTAAGTCCATTTAGACTCTCCTTTTTTATAAAGCTTTTATATCAGTAATAATTTTGCCAAGTTCAGTAACCTCTGTATTTAATTTAGCAACTTCAGCTTCTAATCTAGATTTCTCAGATTCATAATCAGCTAAAGCTACTTCATTAACAGAGTCAGATAACGCTTCTCCTGTGGAACTATTAAATCTTTTCTCTGTCAATTTAATAGTATCACCAACTTTTGAGAAGGCAACTTTACTTCCTGATTTTAAAGTAGAATAATCCTTTGCTCTCATTCAATCTCCTTGTTTTCTAATTTATTTAATTTTTCACTTAATTCCTGTACCGCTTTAATAAGAGGAATAACAAAAGCAGATTCTCCTATTCTTTGACATCCATCAGGGTCTTGACTCCATCCAGAAAATGTATCTACTCCTGCATCTTCTAAAGCCTGTTTAACATCTTGTGCAAGCAAACCATGTTGAACTTCGTTGTTCCTTGGTTCTGTTTTTTCCTTATCATAAGATGTCCATTCTTCAGGATATTCACTTGGAGCCTTAAATGTGAATTCCACAGTATTTAAATTATTTATAAAATCTAATCCTAATGGACTATCACCTAGTATATTTTTCTTTCTTTTATCAGATACTTTATCCCATGTAGCATCAGTTCCCCAATCACATCTTATATGGTCACCACTATCTCCAATAAATACAGCATCATCAGCTGTTCCATTAAGACTGACTCCAATAACAATTTGTTTAGTAGCAGTAGCATCTTCACATTCAGAATTATACCCAATACAGATATTGCTATCTCCAGTTGTAGTTGTATTTCCTGCTAAACCACCGAGAAATGTATTGTAATTACAATCACCTTGTATTAATGTTCCAGCAGAAGCTCCTAAACATGTATTATCATTTCCTGTTGTTTTAGCTCCAGTAATTCCTGTTCCTGCTCCTTTTCCTATAAATGTATTCTGAGTACCTGTTGATACAAATTTTCCTGCAAGAGAACCAACACCTACATTATTTCCATGTCCATCTGAATCCGCTTCAAAAAAGTATAAAGCACTCTTTCCTATTGCTATATTATTATCTCCATCTACATTTGTATATAAAGTTTGATATCCTATTCCTATATTATACTCTCCTGTTGTACATGCAAGACCAGATTCAAATCCTAGAATAAAATTTCCTGTACCTGATGTTAAGTTCTTTAAAGCATTTGTACCCATAGCAAGATTATAATCTCCCGTTATAACTCCTGTTTGTGCGCAATTAGCTCCTACTATTGTATTCATTACACCAGTAGTAAGATTTGCTCCAGCGCTATACCCTATTGCAGTATTATAACCATAAAGAGCAGAAGCAGAAGCATTATTTAAATCTTGTAAAGCCGCATAACCCAGTGCTGTATTACCAGCAGGATATCCAAGGGCCTCACCTGCATTTTTTGTAGCTACTTGCAAAGTGTAACTACCTAAAGCAGTATTTCCACTACTTAATGTCATTGCACTTCCAGAACTTCTTCCTATAAATACTTGGTCATCAGAGGTAGTAAATGCATCTCCTGCATAAGCTCCCACTATAACATTACCATCTCCAGTTGTAACAGCATACCCTGCCTGCATTCCTATTAATGTATTTTTATTTCCTGACCCCTGCACTACATATCCAGCAAATGAACCTAAGCATGTATTGCCAGCTCCTGTTGTTTTAGCACTAGCATTTCCAAACATAGCCTTTTGACCTATAGCAGTATTATTAACACCAGTTGTGATATGAGCTCCAGCTTGCATTCCTACTAAAGTAGAATTTCCAGTATTATCAGCTGAAAGAAAACTTAAACCAGCCTGATATCCCATCATTGTATTATTATTATTATACGTTAAAGCTGTTCCAGCTTGATAACCAACAAGCGTGTTATATTGTCCTTCAGTAAGGGCCTTACCAGCATCATATCCTACTGCTATTGTACCATCAGCATCAGCATTATTAATTGCAGCACCTGTATCCTTGCCTATTAGAACTAATCCACTAACATCAGCAGCATCGGTTCCAGCGTCAAAACCTATAATAGTATTATTATCTCCAGTTGTAATAGCATCTCCTGCATTAGCACCTATTAAAGTATTATAATGAGAATCTCCCTCTAAAGCAAATCCTGCTCTAAAACCTACACATGTAATATCAATACCCGTACCTGCAGTTGAATCATTTCCATACCCTGCTTGATACCCAATATAAGTTCCTTGAGCTCCAGTTTGATTTGCTCCTGCAGCATAACCTACTCCTGTTTGGCTAGCACCTGAAGTTACATCCATCAAACAATTATATCCAACAGCAACTGAATATCCTACTGTTGCTGCTAACCCAGCATTTCTGCCAATAAAAGTAGCATAATTATCAGTTACTAAAGCTTGCCCAGCCTGCCTTCCAATTAAAACATTTTCTTTTCCAGTTGTTAATGCTACACCAGCCAATCCTCCTATTAGTACATTTGATTGAGCAAGACTACCTTCAAGAACATATCCTGCACGATAACCTATTCCTACATTTACACTCGCACCATCAGATAAAGCAGTACTTCCGCTTCCTTTTCCTGCTTGATATCCTATAAAAGTATTATAATTAGCAGTAGTAATATTTGCTCCAGCTTCTTTACCTATTAAAACTAAACCAGTGCATCCACTTGCAACATCTTCTCCAGAATCTTCTCCTAATACCAAATTATCAGTTCCTAGAGTTGTTGTTAAGAAGTCACCTGAAGCTCCTATAGTTAAATTATTATCAAATGTTAATGCATTTGTTATATTTCCACCTGATATAGTTAAATCACCACCAATTGTAACATTTCCTCCAATAGAAGATACATTTGCTAAAGTATCTAAAGCAGCTTCAATAGTAGACTCAGTAGTTGCATCTAGAGCATCAATATTTTTTAATGTTCCTGTCCCTCCTGAATCACTTAAATAATTAACAGAACCTAAAGTTAAATCTCCTCCTGTAACTGTTAAATCACCTAATATAGTCACATTATCAGAAGTGTCAAGAGTTATTGTAGACCCACCATCTGAGGCATATATAATATTATTTCCAAGTTTGACACCAGCTGTTGCAGTTAATAATCCTGTTGAAGTAAAAGTTCCAGCAGCAGTTATATTTGCTCCTGTAAATGTTAAAGCAATAGTATTACTACTAGAAGATTTTATCCTTAAATTTCCACCACTATTTTCAAGTTGAGCATATCTTGCACCACCATCTTTAAGAGTAATATCTCCACTACCAGCTGCATCTAGAATTATATCACCACTAGAATCTAAAGTTATATCACTACCATCATTTGTTATAGTATCAAGAGCAATACTCCCTAAATTAACTACATTACTTTCTGTTAAATTTAGCGTACCAGTAACTTCTAAATTACCTCCAACTGTAACATTCCCACTAGTCTCTAAAGTTGTAACGCCTGTTACAGCTCCAGCTATTACTAAAGAATCAGCAGTTAAAGTTAATAAATCTGTATCATCTGTGTGGCCTATATTGGTGCCATCTATTTTGATGCTATCAATAGTAAGAGCATCTCCTGCTACCGCTAAATCAACTACTTCTTTTGTCCATGTTGGCATAATTACTCCTTAAAAATCTTGTGGTTTTGTAAAACCTACATCAGTATAATCTGCCTTAGCAAACTTTTTACCTTCCTTGACCCCTAATGCATACTCGTTATCAAAGTATTGTGCATTCTTTATATCCATATTTCTAGGGTCTTTATATCCATTAGCTATAACTTTATATACAATAGATTCGTGAAATTGTGTTGGAATTTGATTAAATGTATTTGTTAAATCATTTGATGATAAATCATCATCTCTAGATACTGCATAAATTCTAAAATTTTTTACTACAGTTATTGATTTCCAATCAGATATATAACCATCTCTTGTTGTAGCATTAGTACCTTTTTCTACAATACCTATCTTACCTAACTTATCAACAAACCATGCTCTTTCTACTTTTGTTGCCACTATGTATATTCTCCATCATCTTCATCATCTATTATAGGTTTTCCTATTAGTTTTGGCAATTTAATATCATTAAGCCAAACACTTTTTATTTTTAATATTCTACTATCTATATCATAATATCTTTGATTTGCTACAGTAGTTCCAGTATAAGAATCTTTAACCATTTCTGTTTTAGCACAAAAATCATTCTTAACTCTATCTAACAACTTTACTATTTCAGTCTGTCCCATATGAGGATGATGCTGTTGTACCAATTCCATCATTTCTTTTATACTCATTATTCTCCTCCTGGTTTACCAGATTCATCCATAAATCTTTGTATCTCTTGTTGATAACTCTTTTCTAATCCTTTTAATTGAGTTTGTACCATTTGCAACATTTCAATATCTTCTTCATCTTGCACTTGATTACTTATATATGCTTGTAATATATTAATAGAGGCTTTTAAAGCCAAAGCATGAATACATTCATTAGGAAGATAGTAAGCAGTATTTAAAGTAGCTTGAGTTAACCCTGTAGTATCAGTTCCATTAGTTACATATGGATAATACCATATACGACCTTCTTGTCCACTTGCATTGCAAACAGGAATGATTTTAAGAGTAGCCGCCCCAGCATTTTTGCTATCAAGATGGTAAACAGGACTATAAGCAGTAGCATAATGTATACTCGTACTATCTTGTGCAGAAGAAAACGCTGCCCTATCTAAAGGTTGGCATTCTCTTTCTATGCCGCCACTATTAGCATCAACTCTTGTAACTCTTAAAATCTTTCTATTTTCAACAAGCCATTCAGACGCCTCTTCAAGTCTTCCAGGATTAGTAGAATATTTTAATAACAAATCCTCTGAAATAGAGTCGGCTATTTCGTTAATAGCAGCATTAATTAAATCACCTTC